TTCTTTTTCGAAAGTGTCCATATCATTAGCTCGCCATGCTTTGGACATTCGTTCCCCTCTCTTACTTGCAGCTCTATACGCTAATTTTGAGGAGATTTCGTCAAGTTCTTCAACTTCTTCGTTGGTCGCTTTCTTAGCGGCATAAAAGGCACCAAGAGCCATTTGAATTCTTTCTTTCTTGGATTTACCTTCAAACTTGGGGTTGTCAGAATGTACAAAATCGTGGATCCACTTTTCGGCTCCATCGGAAACAGATAACTTTTCTTCTAGTTCTTCTGATTCTTTTCTTAATAACTTGAAATCTTGAGAATCTAATTTACCATTTTTATTTTTATCAAGTTTGTGTTGGTCGCCTTTTAGTTTAGTTTCAGCTCTAGCTAAACCAGTATCCATTTTCTTTTGCGCCTTTTCATTAGCACCCATATCCCATTGACGTTTATTAACGTAACTTTGAAGGGTTTCTTTGCTTAGTTCTTGGATGGATTCAGATTCTTCAAAATCTTCGTCTTCAAAGTCGTCAACTGGTTCTTCTCTTTCGTTTTGAACTAGGGTTTGTGCAACTTCGATTCTTTTACCAGCAAGAGCGTCAGAAACTTTCTGCATTAGAGCGTTTTCGATTTCTTTTCCCATTTCGCTAATGTTATTAGAAAATGCGAAATCTACCGCTTTAGAAATATTCTCGTTCATTATTGACTCCTAAATTTATTATTTATATACGTTGTATGGATTATTTGGATTTTGCGGTGTTGATTCTTGACCTTGTTCTTGTCCGGCATCAATCTGTTGATCTGGTTGAGGCATCAATTTACTCTGCAATTCCGCTGCTTGAGCTTGTAATTTAATTTGATTGCTCTGATCTTCTTCTTGATTTTTTATGTCTTCCTTTTTTTCGGTTTCCATCTCTTTACTCATATGTCGAATCTCGTCGTCATTCAACCTTAATACATTCCTTTGAATCCATTCTTTTGAATAATATTTCCCAACGTAAGGGTCAATAATCCCAAGAATCCCCAATCGACCTTGCATCAATTCTGCTTCTTTCAATTCAGAATAGTTATTATCTTTTACGAAGTCGTAAAATACGCCCTCTTTATATTCTTCCCATTCTTCTTCTGTACAAATCCCTTTTAAAACTAATTGAATTCTCATGATTTGATCAAACATATCAGAAAATTTATTTCTTAGTTTGTCAATAAATTTAGCAAACTTTAATTCGTCTCTTGTAATTTCGCTGCTTCTACCAACATTATAAACATTTTGTGGGTCCAATCTATTTACGGGAACGTTCAGAGATTTATACAATTTTCTCTCAAAATATTCTACCATATCCATATTTGAGAAATTGTCTAAAGATTCCAGAGTTTTAATTTCTGTAGTTGTTCCGTTATTTCTTCTAGGCATCCAAAAATCTTCGAGCATGGATAAATGTTTTCTGTCGTCTCTTACTTCTCCAGTAGTGGCGTCATACACCAATTTATTTCTATATTTGGTCATCATATCCCTAAGATATTGTTCAGCTTTTGCTTTAGGCATATCACCAACATCAACGTAGAATACTCTTCTAGAAGGAGCTCTTGATAGCTTATAAATTACAGAAGCGTCTTCAATCATTCTTAATTGGTTTAATGGCTTGATTGCTTTATGTAAATAACTTAAAACGACTGCTCTTCTAGCGTCCATTAGCCCCGAATTGATATTGATTACAGAATCTGGAGCTATTTTAATACCTTGAACGCTTGAAGTTGCTGTGGTGCCGGATACCATTCTATCGTTATAGATATAGTATTCGCTCACATCTGTAACGACTTCTACTCCTGTTTCTTTATCTTTTTGCTTTTTTACTTCTCTAATTTTTCTAATTTTTCTTGGATCAACATATCGTAATTCTTGAATACCTTTTTTTGGGTTGGTAATATCAATAATTGCGTGGTAAAATAATCTACCATCTACATAATACCTTCTGAAAATATCAGACGCCATATTATTATAATTTAAAAGTTTTAATACAACTTTAAATTCTGATTCAATAGCGTCTCTTAATTTGTCGGACATTTTTGCGATATTGTCTGTGACGATATCTACAGATTTTCCATCATCGTTTTGTACTATAGCTTCATTAATAATATCTTCAATAGCAGATTCAATTTCTGGTTGCATCGCCATTTCCCTATAGCGAGTTATTAATTCAACCTCGTTTTTTGTTATTCCGTCTAAGTCTATAGTTTGAGAATAAAAAGCAGAAGAAGAAATTGTTGTTGCACCGTCTTCGTTAGCAGGTACAGTAAAACTTGGTATTTGATCTACCTTTTCTTCTTCTTTACGCTTTAATTTAAACCCGAATAAACTGAATGATTTATCTGCCATATTTTTATTCCATAATTAAGATTAATTCAATATTTATAGACATTAAGAAGAAGTCTTATCTGTACTTCCAGTATTAGATTCCCACCATTGCATTGCGAAAGTTACGGAAAATCTTTCGATTTGGTCGTTTTGATCCCAACCCAAATTAATTGGAGAAATATCTACTGGAAAGCACTGGACCATTTTATATTCTGCTAGAATACCTTTACCGTCTTTACTATAATGCCTAACGTATCCATCTTTTTGGTAGTCGTTTGGTGTGATTTTTGCTGAATCTCTAACGTTTGCAACGTGACCATTCAATTTATTCATCCAACTTTCTAAGAAGAATCTTGGTCCGCTTTTAAAATCTTGTTCATCAACTAGAATTTGAACAGTCCAATTATCAAATCTTCTATTACCAGCAAATTTCGCTTCTCTGCCGAAAAAATATGCAGAAGCGGTACCAATACTGGAACCAGGAAGGGAAGTAGATTCGGCTCTTAATGTAAAGTTGTCTCCAACATTTTCTGATTGAGCTTCAAAAGTTATGTCGAAAAGGTTAGGTCTGGCTCCATCAAAGGTCATGTTATTGACAAAAGTGGAAATGTTAAAAGGTTGGTAATTAGCCATCTTATTTCTCCTTGGAAATGTAAATATTTTTAAGTATTTATAATAATCTTAATTTACGTCAAATAAAAAGGGGTCCTAAGACCCCTTTTATTATTATTCTAATTTATGTTAGAATTGTCCTACAACTGTATTAAAGTCCACACCAGTTTTTACTGCAACAAAGTTTAATTGGATAAAGTTGATGCTTCTTGCTGGTTTAATATAGATATCACCAACAAAAGCGTTTCTATCAATAATATCTGAAGTATTATTGGTTTCGTCACAAACTACTCTAAATGCGGTAATACCCCTTCTTGCTTGTACTGAACGTAGGTATGGTTCAATTAAAGCGACGAATTGTGATCTAGTGAACGGATCGTTAAATTCAAATAGGCTGAATTTTGCTGCTCTAGAAATAGATTTTTCAAGAGTAATGAATAATCTACGAACATTAATTCTATCGAACGCAGAAGGTTTTCTTTGTAGAGTTTTATCTCCAAGAAGGACAACCCCATCACCAGTAACAGAAACTACTGGATTGATTCCATTCTTATATAATTCGTCTCTTTGTGTTAAATTAGGATTCCAAGCAAGCTTTACTGCATTTTTAACTTTACCTCTATTAAATCCAGCAGGAGAATACCAAGGATCAGCAACAGAATCGGTATACGCGCAAAGCCCTGCAATATCTGCGTTTAATGGAATCCAACGGTAAACATTATTATAGCGGTCGTATTGGTACTTCCAACCAGAATCCACAACCATATAAGAAGAACTTCTATTCAAGACGTTTAAGAAAGAAAGGTTGTTTGTTACTATATTATCGACTTCAAATCCTGATTCGTTTAATACGTCTCCTATGCGAGGAGATACAAATAACATACAATCTTTTCTTCCGATAATTGGGGTTTCGCCGCTAGTTCCAAGAATAATATTGTCTAATACGTGTTGCGCGACAATTGGTGTCGCGTCATTATTTGGTGCTGCTGCGCCTAGAAAAGCCAAAGAAATTTCATACTTATCTTTATCGTTGATTAAATCCCAAGAAGAAGTAACGTTTGCAGTCGTTGGGGCGACACCATCAGACCCACCATTTAATGTCACATTAAAGTTAATGGGTGAATCATAAGAAACAACGTCTGAAGAAAGTTTTCCCCAAGTATTGGCTGTATTTGCATAATCTGGGTTGTCTAACACATACAAATAATTCGATGATTGTAGCAAAACGTTTTTGAAATAAGAACTTCTTCCGTTAATATCTACTGCATCTTTTGCTTTTGATAAAAATGCAAATTTTTCAAGGATTGTATTAGCTTTACCAGACATTTTCCCCAAACTGTCGATAACAATCATATGGAATTCGTCATTGGCAGAGTAATTTCCAGTCGTTTCTGCGACATAAGTTGATGTTCCTGGAGCGTTATCGAAATAGTTCTTATAAGACCAAGAAGAAAAACCAGCAGAATTTGCGCACAAAGAAATTTGAAGTCCATTGGCAATTTTTCCGGGATATTTTGCTACAAAGTCGCCGTATAAGAATTCATTATTAGCATTTAAATAATTATTTTCGTATGCGTCTTCGTTGGAAATTAAAATTTTATTTGCTGTTCTGTCTGTTGAGGCGTTTAATGCGCTATTTGCGTTAATAGTTCTTGTTACATACAAAGAATTTGTATAAGACAAAAAGTTTGCACAAGAAAAGAAAGAAGTAGCAACATAAGAATCTGAAGTTTCTGTTGTGGGTTTTCCAAAAACCGATAGTAATTGCGTCTCGTTAGAAATGAGCACTGGTTGATTAACTGGTCCCCAATTGAATTCCCCAACGAATGCTCCTACAGAAGTAGATACTCCAGGAACGATAGTAGTCAAATCTACTTCGTTTACTTGAATTCCTGGGGATAACATATTTAAAACACTCATTTTTATCTCCTATTATAGTGTAAATTGATATAATTATTTATAAAATTGAGCGTTTTAAAAATCTAACATATCCTTTAAAATAAGTTTATATGGGTCTGGGTCAGACGTTTCTATCCAAACGGAATTACCTTCTACAAAATGTTCAAATTTTAATCCGTTGTCTAATTCGCCCAAAGGTAGTTGGTCTTCTTCAGAAAAGTTAAAATGTTCTAACTGAAGTTGTTTTCTGAGGTCGTGATCTACTATTTCTTTAAACATTTTTTGTGTTGCCAACCAACCAAATATGACCAAAGTCATAGCAAGATCGTCGTTTGCCCCTTCTTCGGCTTTATATGACGGACCGTCTTGCACAAATGTTGTTAATTCGGATATAGTTTCAAAATCTTGTATAACCAATTTATCCGTTTCGACTAGGGTTTTTAGAGTAGAACAACCAATACGTTTAACTAGTGGGCTCATTTTTAATCCCATAGCAACGTTTCTACCTCCGTATAAACATAATGTTTGTGCTCGCTTATTACCAGAAGAAACCTTTAATACGTTTTCATATTCTAAATCTTCAATTAAAACGTCTGCTATTTGTGGATTATTATTTACTTCAATTAATACATGAGCGTTATTATAATATTCAGCACACATTTTAAGAACAGTTGGGTATAACATTGGAGGTATTGCGTTATTTCTATAAACAGCAACTTGCTTATAAGGCATAGTTGAAACGTCAAAAACAGAAAACGCAGAATAATCTAAATTTTTACCTTCTGAAACGTCTACAGTCATTGCGTATAAATGATCTCTAGTTAATAACTCTCCAGTATCCTCATCATAAGATTCTTTTATAGGGTCTTCATAAACTATCATATCCGCATATTTTTTTAATGATTCTTTATATGCTATTGTAGCCAGTTTTTCGCCAGATATGAGGGTGTTTGTTGAACCCAGGAAATCACAATTGTGAGAAATGACGTTGTTAGTAAAATATGTTTTATACGTTCCAACAGATATAGGTTCATATACATCAAAAATTCCGTTTTCTGTTACTATATCTTTTATTTTTTTGTTTGTTATCGTGTTTTTTAGAGTTATATTTTTGGCTTCTAAAAATCCGATGTCAGTTAAAAATTTGTGACCTCCAGAACACTTTATTGATTCCCCGTCTTCAAAAATAAAAGTATATAATATATTAATTTTTTTATTTTGTATACCCTTAAAGGATTCAAACCCTAAAGGGGTTTTTATTAAATATCTATTATTTTCTTTAAACATTTTTTATTATTTGCAAAATTCTAGTATCAGTAACATTATAAATTTTAGAATAATATTCTGCAAAAGCTTTTTCGTATGTTAATTTTTTACCATTTTTTTGCGTTTTTCCTATTCTGTCGTCTTCTATAAAAATTCTATCTTTATAGTTTTTTATAATTACCCTTACATTTTCTTCTGATATTTTTCTAGGTTTTGCTTGATTTTGTTTTTGCTTTCCTTCTTCAGTTAAATTCAATTTATATCCAGTTAAACCTTTGTTCCAAGGTTTGGTTCCCTTTTTAACGCCACCTATTCTCGGTCTCTTAACACCTTTCTGTATCTCAGAAATATAATTTGGAGGTAAAGACATGCGTTTTGCTATCATAACACAAGCTCCATAATCTCCATTTTTATAGTGTATTTCATAATGTTCTTGAATACTAACGCACAATAAATTGTTTATATCGTTATTTGACTTATTACCGTCTATATGGTGTATTTCAAAAGTTCTTCCGTTATCATCAAAAGGGATTTTCCCAAAACGATTTTCCCAAATTTTTCTATAATTATCGCACATATTATGAACTATATTTCTAAAATATAATATTTATAAAGCAAAAAAGTCTTAATCAAACAAAATCTTCGTAAAAATCTTTTATTGGTATAGATATTGTTTGATTTGTTTTTGTGTCTAAAATTTCTATTAAAGTTTCTCCATGAACGCATTCAAATTCTTGTTGCCATTGCCGTAGCGAAGTATTCTTGATTGTTTGTTCTTTAAACTTTTCGTCTCTTCCGGGAACCATTCCCCAATGGATACTAAAAGTTTTATATTCACTTCTTTTTGATACAGCATCAGTCCACATTTTATAAAACAAATTCATACCGTTTGGAGTAGAAACAATAATCATCTTAGTTGTTTTACCAGAAGATATTACTGGATAAACAGATGTGAAGAAATTTTCTGCTATATTAGAAGGAACGAATGCAAATTCGTCCAAAAAGACACATGTGAAAGAGCCACCACGTATGGCGTTTGAAGAAGTAGCAGACGCCAATACTTTCGAACCGTTTTCTAATTCAATAGAACCTTTATTCCAAACTCTAACTCCCTGTTGTAACCAAATAGGCAAGTTTTCATATGCGAGTTGGTATCTATCGAGAATTTCTCTTGCTAGGTCGCCTTTGTTTGCTAGGATTGCTATGTTTTGATCGTCATTGAATAAAGTCATCCAAAGAATGTACGCCACAGAAGAAACTGTTTTTCCCACCTGACGAGGACACTTAACAATACTAAAACGGTTTTCGTGAAACGTTTTAATCATGTCTTTTTGGAAATCCCACATATTAAAAGGAATAACGCCTTTATCTACATGGACCACTTTTACATAATTTTGGATGAAATATATTGGATCAGACGCGCATTTAATATATTCTTCTACTTGCTCCTGAGTAAACTCTATTTGTATTCCTTCACGCTTGAGCTGTGGATTAGCTCTATAAGAAGACTCTATCATAATTTAATTTTCGATAATTTTTTCTTTTGAATTTAGATCTTTGAGCATTTTGCTTAATTCTGTCGTACTACCAACAAATAAAGCATTATTGATTGTGGTTTTTTCTTCTTTTTGATTTTTGTAATTAGAAATATCTCTTACTTTTTTATGTATATCTAATAATTGTTGGTTTGCGTCCAATACGTTTTTAAGCAAATTTGCAGCAACTTCAAAATCCCTTCCTTTTTCGCTTTCCCTTGCGATAGTTAATATATCTTGTACTGCGTCTTTACCAACCTCAATCAATTCGTGAAAATTTTCCCTGGCTGTTTCGTAGTCTTTCTTTAAATCTACGTCTAGAGTTTCATGGGGTATTGGTTCTGAAGAAGAAATTTTCTCTGGAAGGTTGTTGGGTTCAGATGGAGCAACTTCAAAAAAGTTTTCCATTTTTTCATCAAATTTGCTCATAATAATGTTTATGTAACGTATTCTGTAATAGATAGTTCTGGTTGCCAGTAAGAATTAGCGTTTGCTGTATTCGGGGATACCGTAATTGTTTTTGTGAACGCTATCATATCGTTTGATGTGGCAGAAATTGGTACGTGAATAGAAAGAGAATCTGTTCCTACTATTGGTTGATTAAGTTTGAAATTGCCCATAATATCGGTAATATAAACAGTATTAGAATTTGCATTCCAATCCCCAACCTTACCAGTAGCATACGCCAAATCGTATTTTTGTCCCTGATAAACCCATTCTCCATTTATATAGTCGCCATATCCGTCGGGGTCCACATTAAAAGATTTTGATCCATTTGGATTACAAGAAGTACCGATTCCAGAATCGAAAGAACCACCAATACCAAATAAGAAATTTTCGTTTACTTCTTTGATGATAGGAACATCTTTAACTGCCCCAAATATAAACCCTTTAGCTGTAAAACTCAAAGTCCAAATTACTGTTCTTACTTCTGTATTAAACATCCCATCAGATTCTATAATTAATCTAACGTCGTTTAAAACAATAGGTATTACTTTAGTTATACCCATTTCTGGTACTAAAGTAACTCTTAAAGAATAATCTGGGGTAAAGTATGGAAGGATTTGTTCTATAATTTGATTTCCATCTTCAACATTTCTGGTATATATTGTCAATCCAAAATTGAAATCGTAAGGAACCGGATTATATTGCATAAACGCTTTATCTGCATTATCCGGATTTGAAGAGAAATTTTTATTGTTTGTATTTAATTTTCTATCCTTATCATAATTAAACCCAACCATCTCATAAGACATTCTAGGTAAAAGGACTTGGACTTTTTTATCCAATTCTGGATCGCCTTGCAACCTCTTAACAAATTTTTCTTTATCTCCATATTCTATAGGAACAACGATTCTTTGGTTATTGTCCCTAATTAATACTATATTATTAAATATTGAAGCAAACGCAGAAGTGATTTTGCGGACACATTTATGATAATGGTTTATTGCGGTCATTATAATATTCCAAATGGGTTACTTTCCGAAGTATCTATTACTGTATCGCTAATATCTTCAATAACCTTATTATCCCAACCGTCTCTAATTTGAGGGTTATCCAATTCATCAAAATTCTGTATAGAGTAATTTGCTCCGGATTCAGAACCAATAACGTTTAAATCAGAATCAAATATACCAGACATATTGGTAACTTTTAAAGTTTTTGTTGGAGCGTTCCAATTTTGTACTGTGGCGAAACTTGTTGGTGAACCTACCGGACCTTGATATGCTAATTCGTTGACTTTAAAGTTGCCAGTACCAGTATCCAATATATAATCAATAGCAAAAGAATTAACTTGTTCAACAACGTCTATCTCTTCTACCCCCGTATTCATATCTTCATGAGAATATTTGAATAATTCTAGTTCAAGTTCCCAATAATATGGCTGTTTTCTACCCAAAGTGAAATAGTCTGTGGCGTCGTTGGTATATTTAATTTCATATAATTCGCCAGTACCAGACAAAAATGGAATATACACTAAATCCCCTTCCTTTGGTCTGGTGTGGGTATCTTGAGGTACTCTTTTAGCAAATGCTCTTCTAGGCACTTGAATTCTAATTGTATTTTTAATTTCTAGCCCGAATTTAGAAAAGAAATCGTTGTTCATGCCGGGATCTACAGAATTTGTTAAATACACTTCCATAGGGTATGCAGCATCAAATTTCTTTAACGGGTCATCGCCATAAAGTAGATCAGATACAGCAGCTTCATTTCTGGGTATGTAATAACAATCAAACCCGAACATCTTAACTGCCTCGTGAATTAAATCTTCTACGAGGTTTTGTTCTGGTCTATTCTTATAGAAATCGAAATATGGGTTTGTTGGCATTATTTTCTACCCAATCATGAATTCTGGCGGTTCTGAATATTTAACCAACATTTCGTTTTCTAGTGTTGAAATTTCATCAACTGCTTCTTGATATATTCTATCCCCATTTAAAGTAACGCCACCCGGTAGAGAAATTTGCCCGAATTTCTTCATATTTTCTCCCCACTGACGTTTTATCAATGCTGTAGAATACCTTTTAATCCAACGGTCGTTAAACACGTCGGAGTATTCTTCTGGGTCTATTATTTGGTATCCTTCAATAACAATAACGGTTCCTTCTGGACATTGTTCAGTACCCCAACCCATATCAATCTTAACTTTATTTTGATGTCTTTGAAACCTTATGGGAATTTCGCCGTTAAACAACATTTCTAATCCGCGAATATGTTGCATTGCTATAGTATACGGAACCATAGAAGTAGAGGTTAAATCCCAAAGGTTGTTGAGGATTAGTTGATACCGAATATCCCACATATACGACTTACTCAGCAAATTGTTCAGCGGTAATATTCTAGTAACCCCAATTAATGAATCTGGAACCGTTATATATCTATTTTCAATATCTTCTTGAGTTATTGTGTGTTTATAATATGCTTTAGAAGTTGCATCATAATGATAATCAATGTAAAACTGCATACAATCAGACAAACGATCCTCAATTTGCTCTTCAGATACATTTATCTCAATTACTGGAAAGCCAAGTCTTCTTAAACAATAATCTTTTAATTCGTCTCTTGTTGATACGTTAGACATTTTCTATCCAAGGTGGTGTTATTGATACTGTTTCTGGAGTTTTTTGTTTATCGATTTCCATTGTAATAACTTCTTTCATTGATTTAATATATTCTTTGTCTAAAGAACTTTCAATGAATTTAATTACTTCTTTTTCTTGTAAATTTTCTAGGGGAATAAACTTTTTCCCTTTGACGTCTAATTGCGTTACGTTATAAATTTCATATTTACAATCGTTTTCTTTACCGACATACCACCACTCAACAGAAGTTAGTTGTTTAGAATCTGGATTTATGTTAAATTTTGTTATTTTATATGAGTATTTAATCATCGATACACACCTTATAATTGACATCTATACCATGCTTAGTGATAAAATTTTTAGTTGACATTCCGATTCCCTATCCTCGGTTAATTATACTATTATTTATAAAACGAGGATAGGGAGGAAATTTAGAAGTTATTCTATTAATTTATTAGGGGGGTCTGATTCTAATAGTTCTATTAAACCAGCAGAATTGTTTATAAAAGGTTGTAGTAAATATTTTGGAGATTCTTCTTTTTAATTAATATTTATAATACTCCAGTATTTGTTGATGGGTAATATCTGTTTACTCCCCACATAAACCTTACCAGACCAGCACCACCGGTTCCTGTTGTATCACTTCCACCGCCTCCACCATATCCTCCACCAGCACCACCTAAAAGAAATCCACCAACTCCATCTGTTCCATAGGAACCGCCCTTTCCTGCTCCTCCGTTTGTCCCACTAGCAGCACCACTTGGTCCTTCTCCGATATTCCCTACTCCTCCTCCGCCTCCACCAGTACTGAATGAAGACGACCCTCCGCCACCTCCGCCACCTCCTCCAGATCCAGCAGTTCCCGCTTGTGTGGATGGGTTTCCTCCGGTTCCTCCAACTCCAGAATATCCGGCTGCACCTCCACCGCCAGCAGATCCTATACCTGTATAAGAATTCCCATTTCCTCCAGAATATTTAACAGATCCAACTCCAGCAGAAGCTTGACCTCCTGTTGCATATTGGCTTCCTCCAGCAGCACTTACAAGAACAGTTGCCCCCCTAGAAACAGAAGACGTTCCTCCTTGCGCTTGTCTTGCGGTTATAGGTGCTGCAACATATGATAAAACTTCTCCTGGTGTTACTGGTATGTTATTTGTATATGATAATGCACCTCCGCCTCCAGAATAAGTGGTGCTTCCAGAAAGCGCTGCACCTCCGCCGCCAGCGCCAATACATAATATGCTGACATAATAAACTCCTGTTGGCACTGTCCAATTTCCACTGGTGCTAGTTGCAAAAGTTTGTCCTTGTATCACATATTTTGAATAAAAATTAGAAAACCCTATTTGTCCTGTGTTGATTCCACCTAAATATCTACAATCTGTTTCTGTTAAGTTTGTTGACGCATATGCAGTTCTTTTTAACTCTGTTCCAATTGAGGTGTTTGGTGTAGCTGCTGCTGCGTTTGGACCTAATTCAATATATCCACTCGCTACCATTGTCATGATGAGTTCTCCTTATGCAACGATAACCCATTCTTGAGAACTTTCATCCCAATAATATTCTTGTCCATCTTCCGGTTTTGGGATAGGAGCATCCCACGAATTAGTTTGGTCGTTCCATATCCAACTTGGATATGGTTGTGGTCCTTTGTCTCTCTCCTTTGCCAAATGAAAATATAAAGAATACATTAATACGTATAAATCTTTGTATGTTGCAAATGTTCCTATATATTCTTCTGTTTCCGGGTTTCTCAACTCAAATGCAGTATTAGCGTTATCAGAATTAAATTCTTGATGTAATTTTGACTGGATTCTATTGGATGCAAATTCTCCATTATTCAATACTATTATATCTTCTTCATCAAAAAGTATTACTGGATTTTGATTATAATTATTATAACAAATTATTTGAGGAGATCTTCTCCACAATTCTCCTGAAACGTTTGATTGATTGTATTTTGGCATATTGATACCTATAAGTTGTTTATATTAGTATTTATATTTTTAAAAATCCGGGGTATCGGATAGAATCGTCTTTAATAACTGTTAAATATGCGGAAGTAACACAAACATTTATTTGTTGTAACCATTCATTTGGAAAATATGTTTGTTTATAATATTCTTGAAATCTTATATATTTATTATTTATAAAATTAGCAAGATATTTATCGGTATAATATAAAAAACTATTTTCGTTCCAGAAACTTACATGTGTGGGGTCTTGGAATGCTCCTCTTCCATCCGTGCTTGGAATTTCTATAAAAGCCCATCCACCATGACATAACACCCTATGAATTTCGCTCATAGATTTGATAGGATCTTTTAAATGTTCTAATATATGACTGGCATTGATAACTCCTACGCTATTATCTGGTAACGGTATCCCTTCATTTAAATCGTATTGAAAATCCGCAGATTCTGTGATATCAACGGTTTTATAATCTTTATACGGATTTAAACCCCCTCCCAAATCAATTTTCAATAATCCTTTTTCTTCGCAATCTTTTTCTGCTAAAAGTTGAATATAATTATTGAATAATTCTATTGTTTTTTGTTGTATTTCTTGATTTCTTTCCAACCAAGTATTTTCCCCGGTAATTCTATAGATATAAAGAACTTCCGGAATTCTTTTCATTTTAGTGTGTAGATATGTTCTAATACATAATTCATGATCATCGCATACTGATAATTCTGGATTGTGTCCTCCAATTTCTTTATAGACATTAGACCTCCAAGATCTGACATGATCTGGAGCATACCAAATATAACCTAAACTTTGAGAAGATGGTTCGAAACTTTTCATAGAAATTAAATCTCGACCTTTCCAATTATAAATAGAATATTCCCACCCTTGATTTGCGTCATATGGGGAAAATTCATCGGTCATATGTAAGACGGCATTATCGCTATATACGAATCCCATGTTTTCATCTTGATATACTTCGTATAATTTTTCTAAACAATTTTCTATTAATATATCATCATGATCAACTTCTACTAAAACATCTCCGGACCCAAGATGAAATGCTTTATTTTTTATAAATCCAATATTTGAATTGGTTTCTTCTAGTTTGTATACATTTACTTTATCATGGTATAAAATTTGTTCTGGAAGGTCTTCGAATTCGCAACCATTATTTAATAATATTACCCATTCCCAATTTTCATAAGTTTGGTTTTCTATGGATTCGAACAATTCCATCAAATACGGATTATTTTTATTATGTTCTGGGGTTATAATGCTAAATTTCATAATTAATCGAAGAAAAATAAATGAGTTAATCTACTATCATGAATAGCAGAGCCAAAATATGGACCCGCAGAATGTATATTCTGGGCATCCATTATTACTAATCTATTGTATATATTCCCCACATTATCAATAATTTCAAATTTAGTGCTGTCATAGAAATTGCCATTAAATGCAAAATCAACGTTTGGTTCTGATGCGCGTTTTGTTCCGTTTAATTTGGATCTGTGGGTTCTTGTTCCGCTTTCTAGCGGAGAATTTGGGGTTAAATATATCATTGCTGCCCATTTTTGTGCATCATAATGATATACTTGGGGATCTTTTGCGCTTGTTATCTGAAAAACTCCATTAAATCCGTGTTCTTCGAAATTATAAATCTTTTTTCCTATTATTTCTTCAAATGCTTCTTTTATACCATCTGGTCTATATGTTACTGTAGATCTTAACCCTTTATACCAATTTAAATCTTCTTTATATTCAACAAAATTTAATGCAAAATCTCTGACATCATCTGGATTGGTATAAAAATTATCAACTACAAATAAATTTTTATCTTTATTTAAATTTATATAAAATGGTAATGGAATATGTTGTTCTTTTGTATTATGTGATAATGCAAAATTATGAAGTTCTTCTACGACATTATTTTCTTCATTGATATATAAAGAAGAATCTATAAAATTACAATATTCTGGGAAAGGGTTTTTTCTTTCTGGGTTAATCATTACAGAAGTGATTTGTAACATTTCTTCATATTGCTTCAAACGTTTATAAATTCTTGCTAATCCAAAAAGATGATCATTTCTTTTTGGAGCAAAAGATTCTGCAAGAATATAACACTCTATTGCGTTGTCTTCTTTATTTAAGAATATATATGCCTCTGCCATTAAAATTAGTGACATGTAAGAAGTTTCGTCTACAAACTTTGCTTTTTTGGTCTTATCAAAATCGTGCATCAAATTTAAATATTCTGTAAAATAATAGATGCACCTTCTAGCATACTCTTTTTGTTGATTGTTTCCAAGAGGAAATGCGGTTGAAGGGTATGCGTCAGCATAACTTTTTCCAATATACCAAAAATGATATATATCACTATGAATAGTGTTTTCTCTAATCATTTTTTCTTCTAATATTAGAGAATCTGTTATAAATTTTGTTGGAACCGACCAACTTTGCCCTTCATTATATCCAACTTGTCTAAATGATTTAGGTAAATCCTTACATATAAAATTTTTATCAATTTCTGGAATTTCGCAGTAAATTGTTTCATGACAAGTATCATGATTAAATCTCCAAGGAAGTTTTGCATTCCACATCCATGCTCTGTAATATACACAACTCCCACTTACCGCTGGAATGTGGAACGCTTGGATAGAAGTATCTGATATTAAATCCCAGTCAAAATCTTCATCAATCTCCAAAACTTCGTCGCAATCCATCTTTAAAATCCAATCACATCCATGATCAATATCTTGACATGTTTGAATTAAATGATCTCTATTCCATCCAAATCCAACCCAACCTTCTTCTACATCATATAAAGTTCCGGATAACTCGTTATTAATCAAGAAATCTTTTACTATTTGATCGGAACCGTCTGTCGATCCGTTGTTCTGAAGAACATAGTAATCTACAAAAGGTAAACAAGAATTTAGCATTCTTTCTATGGATCTTGCTTCATTCTTAAACATGGTAATCATAACAATTTTACATTTTTTATTCATAGTTTACTTCTATTTTTAATCAATTGTTCAATGTTTCTATCATTCTCTTGAGATTTTGATGCTGAATATAATGCTCTGTATCGTTCCTCTGTGATTTCTTCTGGGTCAGTTAGGTAATAACAAGCAATACTTTTTCTATATGTATTATTTGGGCAAGTTATGGGATCGTTAAACCCATGCCAAGAATTTTTGGTAGTGTCAAAAATTACTGCTCTATTGAATATACAATCCACTTGGGCAATTTTTTCTTTTGGTTTTTTGTTTAGAAAATCGTGTGACCAAAATTCTAAATTACCTCCCCATTTTGGATCCCATTCCTGTGATAGATATATTATAAAATTATATTTTCTTTGTAATTTTAATTTTGGGTGAATTGAATAATCTAGATGTACATTCAATTTCCCACCGTTACCATGAATGTGCCAGCCAGCACCATGTAATCCGATATCAGTATATAGATTATTTGTTTTTGTTATATTTTGAATTATTTCTACGAATTCTTTTGAATTTAGATAAGAAAAAAACTTATAAGTGGTTTCTGGAAAATGATACCAATTGTTTAAAGTTTTTTTTATTTCTAATGGATTATTATAATCGAACCAATGTGTGGATTCAAATGGGATAAATTCTTCTGATATCTTTTTTGCGATAGATGGTTCTAAAAAATCATCTATAATGTAGTAATCAAACGGTTCATTATAATGTATGGTTGGGTGCATATTATCTCCATTTCGGACCTTCAAACCATGCAGCAATACTATATCTAGTTCCTCTTATTACTGGATTTGCTCTATGTGTAAAAAATGAAGGAAAAAATATAGTCGATCCTTGTTGCCTAATCTCAGAAGCATCAGGATATGTTGATACATCTACTAACTCAAAATCTCCACCTTCATATTCAGTAGAGTCTGATAGTTGGATTACACAAGAAAGTTTTCTATGATAAACGGGATCATTGTTTAACCAAAAAACGTCGTGATGGTTTTTATATTCTCCTTGGTCTTCGTGACTATATTCTGCGAATTGAATGAAATTTAATCTAGTAATGTGTATGTCAAAAAAATCATTATTTGCACTTATTGCTGCTTTCCATAATGCATCAAATATATACGCAAATCTCCAATTTGAACTATGAATAAATTTTATTTTACTTCTTCTATTTTTATAATCAGCGAAAGCATCGATATTACCAACAAGAGCATCTTGTGATGGAATGGATTGAACATCTCTGATTATTTTTTCGCAAGTATCTTTATCAAAATATGATTTAAAATAACACCATTCACCTTTCATAATATTCCTCAATTTTTTGTTTTTAGTTCATCTATCTGTATTTTCTGTTCTTTTAATGCTTCTATTAATAACGGTACTATTTTTGAGTATAGTACGGTTAAATATTTTTCTCCAGAAATACTATGTCCATATTTATTAGAATCAAAAGGGGCAATTTTTACTGCTTCTGGTAGCACTTCTTGTATTTCTTGTGCTATAAATCCTATTTGTCTTGAAGAGTCTTTATATCCAAATGAATTAGCTAATTCGTTTTGTTCGTAATATACACCATGTATTTTACTTATCTTTTCTAAACAATTGTCAACATTTCCTAAAACTTGTTTTAATCTTTTATCAGAATAATATGCAGTAATTTGTCCAGTTGCTCTTATTTCTCCTGTTGTTCCTGCTATAGTATTAACTCCTAGTGCTGTAACTTCAGTTACCACATTGCTAGCCGCTCCTTGTACTCCTTGAGGACCAGTAGCACCAACTGCCCCCTGTGCTCCCTGTGGACCCTGTGGACCTTGAACTCCTTGTCTGCCTTGAAATCCTGCAATTGAACTAGCCGCTCCTTGAACTCCTTGCGGTCCAGTAACACCAACTGCCCCCTGTGCTCCCTGTGGACCTTGAGCGCCTTGGAATCCTTGCCTACCTTGGAATCCTGCTATTCCAGCAACTCCTTGAGGACCAGTAGCACCTACAGCGCCTTGTGCTCCTTGAGCGCCCTGTGGACCTTGAGCGCCTTGGAATCCTTGTCTACCTTGGAATCCTGCTATTCCAGCAACTCCTTGAGGACCAGTAGCACCTACAGCGCCTTGAGCGCCTTGTGGTCCTTGTGGACCTTGAGCGCCTTGAAATCCTTGTCTACCTTGGAACCCCGCAATCGAACTTGCAGCACCTTGTACTCCTTGAGGACCAGTAGCACCGACAGCACCCTGAGCGCCTTGAGCACCTTGAAATCCTTGTGGACCTTGGAACCCTGCCACCCCTTGAACTCCTTGTGGTCCGGTAACGCCAACTGCCCCTTGAGCGCCTTGTGGACCTTGTGGACCTTGCGCTCCTTGAAATCCTTGTGGACCTTGAAATCCTGCTACCCCTTGAATGCCCTGTGGTCCAATAGCACCAACTGCGCCTTGAGCGCCTTGTGGTCCTTGTTGACCTTGAGCGCCTTGGAATCCTTGTGGACCTTGGAACCCCGCAATCGAACTTGCAGCACCTTGTACTCCTTGAGGACCAGTAGCACCGACAGCACCCTGAGCGCCTTGAGCGCCTTGAAATCCTTGTGGACCTTGAAATCCTGCTACCCCTTGAATGCCCTGTGGTCCAATAGCACCAACTGCGCCTTGAGCGCCTTGTGGACCTTGTGGACCTTGAGCGCCTTGGAATCCTTGTGGACCTTGGAACCCTGCCACCCCTTGTATGCCTTGTGGACCAGTAGCACCAACTGCCCCTTGAGCGCCTTGTGGACCTTGTGGACCTTGCGCTCCTTGAAATCCTTGTGGACCTTGGAATCCTGCTACTCCTTGAACTCCTTGTGGACCAGCAGCACCCACAGCACCCTGAGCGCCTTGTGGTCCTTGTGCTCCTTGTGGTCCTTGTGATCCGGAATAGCTTGAAGCGGGACCAGTCCAAATGCCTTCTGA